TCGTATCAAAGGTGATGATTCGCCTCTCATGCCGGGTGAGTTCCGTGACGTTGATGTCCCGGGTGGTGCCATCCGTGATGCTATTACTTTCATTCCTTACAAAGAACCGTCATCGGTATTGTACCAGTTACTCGGAAACATCGTTGACGAAGGAAGAAGAATAGGATCGGTAGCCGATATACAGGTTGGGGACATTAACGCCCAAGCTCCCGTAGGAACAACTCTTGCCTTGATGGAAAGATCTATGAAGGTTATGTCTGGTGTACAAGCAAGACTTCATGCAGCTTTAAAGAACGAGTTAAGGTTACTTGCCTCTGTTATCAGAGATTACATGGATGACAAATATGCATATGAAATGGAAGGTGAGTTCTCAAGAACAAAAGACTTTGATGATCGCATAGATGTAATACCAGTGTCTGACCCTAATGCAGCAACAATGTCACAAAGAGTTATGCAGTATCAAGCCGCACTACAACTAGCACAACAAGCTCCACAACTATATGATATGGGCAAACTACACAGGCAGATGCTTGAAGTTCTTGGTATACAAGATGCAAGCTCAATTATTAAATTACCAGAAGACATTAAACCTGCAGATCCAGTTACAGAAAATATGGCTATGCTTAAACAAGAGCCAGTAAAAGCATTTAAATATCAAGATCATGAAGCCCACATTAAAGTTCATATGGCGGCAGCTAATGATCCAAAGATAAAAGAAATTGTAGGGCAGTCACCTTTTGCAGGAGCAATACAAGCTGCTTTATCAGCACACATAACAGAGCATGTGGCATTTCAATATAGAAAAGAGATAGAGAAAAATCTTGGTGTTTCTATGCCTAATGAGGAAAAACCATTACCAGAAGACACAGAAGAAGAGCTATCGAGAGTTACTGCAGAAGCAGCAGAGAAACTATTAAAAGCAAATAATGCTGAAGCACAACAACAAGAAGCGCAAAGACAACAGCAAGATCCGTTGACTCAGATACAGCAAAGAGAGTTAGCAATTAAAGAACAAGAGCTAGAACATAAAAAACAAATGGATTTAGCTAAGTTGGAACTTGAAGCGCAGAAAGCGATGATGAATGATAAAAATCAAACCGAAAGATTGGAGTCTGAAAACAAGAGAGAAGGTGCGAGGCTTGGTGTTGCCCTTACAAAAAATTCTGCAGACTCTCAAATTCAATCTCAAAAGATTACAAATGAGGCTGTTGCTGAAGGCACAAGGCTGGCGGTAGAAGTAGCAAAAGAATTAACAAATGAGTAAAAATGAAACTATATACACATATATTATTAAAAAAGTTCAGGAGGAAATAGATGTTGTCTCTGACCATCTTTCATCCGGCAGACTTAATAACTTCGAGGAATATCAAAGACTTGTCGGAAAAATCGAAGGGTTGTCTATTTCCAGAGAGCTGTTGCAGGAAGCCGAAAAAAGATTTATTGAGGATTAGGGGTTTTCAACTAGTCAATACTTGTGTATATTTAAAATAACGTTATTTCAGACGATTGAGTCTGCAAGGTCACGGTGAACCTAAATCACTGCAAAAGGATCAGAGATGTACTCTGCAGAAAAATTAGAACTAGATGAAGATACTACTCGTAAACTACCTGAACCACAGGGTTACAAATTACTTATAGCAATACCAAAGTTAGAAGAAAAAACTAGCGGTGGCGTTATTATTCCAGACAAACTTAAGGGAATGGAGCAAACAGCTTCTATTATAGGTTTGGTCATAGCGATGGGAAAAGCTGCATACAAAGACTCAGATAAGTTTCCAGATGGGCCATACTGTAAAGAAGGTGATTTTGTTATATTCAGATCTTATTCTGGAACAAGATTTAAACTCAGAGGTGAAGAATTTAGATTAATCAATGACGACACAGTCGAGGCTGTTGTTGATGATCCTAGAGAATATACGAGGGTATAATGGAAAATACAGCAGAAAAAATAGAACAAGAAATTAATATGGAAGATGAGTCTCTAGAGATTGAGGTCGTAGACGACACACCTGAAGAAGACAGGGGCAAGCCAAAAAGAGACGAAAACGTACCACCTCAGATACCAGAAGATGATGAGATAAAAAGTTACTCCGGTGATGTACAAAAAAGAATTAAACAATTAAAATATGAGTATCACGAAGAGCGCAGGCAAAAAGAAGAGGCAAAGCGTTTAAGTGATGAAGCCGTTACAGCTACGCAAAAGCTCATGGAAGAAAATAAGAAGTTAAGAAAAACTCTTGATGATGGTGAAGGGCTTCTGGTTGAGCAAGCTAAAGGAAGAGTTGAGGCTGAGTTAGTTAAAGCAAAACAGGAATATAAGGAAGCCTATGAAGCAGGTGATCCAGATAAGTTAGTTGAAGCCCAAGATAAATTAAGTTCTATACAGAACGAAAAGTACAGGGTCAATAATTATAAACCCCCGGTACGAGCAGTAGAAAATGATGTTTCTCCTCCAACGCAAACTTCTGATCGTACCACCCCTAATGTACAGCCACCAACAGGCAGAGATAAAGAGTGGCTTGAAGCTAATAGTGATTGGTTTCAAAAAGATGATTATGAAGATATGACAGGATACGCAATGGGCGTGCATCAAAAGTTAGTTAAAGCTGGGTTAAATCCAAAGCTAGATACAGAAGAATATTATAGAAGAATTGACGATGCTATGGGAAAAGCATTTCCTGAGCATTTCAACAAAGACAAGCAGGTCGTTGAGACAGAAGAGGTAGAAGCACCTCAACGAAATGTTGGTTCCGTGGTTGCCCCCGTTAATCGAAGTGCAAAAAAACCACGCAAAGTGCAGCTAACCTCCACCCAGATAGGACTCGCTAAACGTCTGGGAGTTACACCTGAACAATATGCAGCGCAACTATTGAAGGAGTCAATATAATGGCTAATCGAGATTCACGCACACTTGATACAAGAGAATCATCAGAACGTAAGGTAACTTGGAAACGAGCTAATGCTTTACCAGACCCCGATCCACAAGAAGGAGTAGAATTCCGGTGGATACGCACATCAACACTTGGTCAGAATGATAATACTAATGTTTCATCTAAATTTCGTGAAGGTTGGGAGCCAGTAAAGCTAGAAGATCATCCAGAACTTAAAGTTTTACCAGATGTAGACTCCAAATTTAAGGGTAATGTAGAGGTTGGGGGACTGTTACTTTGCAGGAACTCAAAGGAAAACATGGATGCTCGAAGGGAATATCATCGACAACAAACTGCTAGTCAAATGGCAGCCGTTGATAATAATTACATGAGAGAATCCGATCCACGTATGCCAGTACTCAGACCAGAGAAAAGCACACGCAAATAAGATTTTAAAATTTAACTTTTTGATTGAGGGAGACTTATATGTCCGCAACAGCAGCTCCTTTCGGTTTAAGACCAGTTGGAAATCTTTCTGGAACTTACAATGGTTCGTTCCGTCAGTATCCAATTCTGAGTACTGAATCAACAAGGATTTGTTTCGGTGATCTAGTCAAATTGACAGATGCCGGAAGTACAACCACTATCCAAAAGGATACTGGCACTACATCAGCAACACCTATAGGAATTTTCTTAGGGTGTCGTTACACTGATCTAAGCACAGGTCAAACACAATTTAATCAGCAATGGTCTGGCGCAGCCCATACTAATGGCATGGTTTATGTTTGTGATGATCCAAATGTATTGTTTGAAATACAGGCAGATGGCAGTGTGAATGATGATGATATCGCAGCTAACGCAGCTTTAGTACAAGGAACATCAAATGCAACTTTAGGTATTTCTAGAGTATCACTTGATATCAGTACTGCAGCTAATACAGCAGCTTTACCAATTAGAATCGTAGACTTTAAAGGCGGTTTTGATGGTGATGAAAAAGGTACATCATTTCCTATAATGGTTTGTAAGTTTAATACAGGTCATCAACTTGGTATCGGTGTCGTTTCTGGCAACGCCCCATCAGCAGCTTAATAGGGAGATTGAACTATGGCTATTTCAAGAGCGCAACTCCTTAAAGAGTTGTTACCGGGTCTAAACGCCCTTTTCGGTCTAGAGTACCAAAAGTACGAAGACGAACATGCAGAAATCTATGACGTTGAAAATTCAGAGCGTAGCTTTGAAGAAGAAGTCAAGTTGTCAGGATTTGGTGCAGCACCAATCAAGCAAGAGGGAGCGGCTATATCATACGATACAGCACAAGAGTCTTTCACTGCTAGATATAACCATGAAACTGTTGCTATGGGTTTCTCTATCACTGAAGAAGCGATGGAAGATAACTTGTATGACTCACTATCAGCGAGATATAC